AACTCTGCAGTAGGGTCTGGCGTGCCGTATGGGTTGACGCTTCCAGGGAAGTTCACGGCGTCAAGGTAACGCGCAAGCGTTCTGATGCGCGTTACCTGTGCACCCTCTAACCCACCAGATGGCGCAGTCTTGAGAGTGAGCAGCAGGCCAGTGATCACGCCCATAACATTGCTCACACGCAACTTAGGACGAGGTAGTTGCCCGCTGCCGCTGTACTCAAATCCGTCCATCTCAACCGGCAACCGCAGATAGGTATTGCCATTCCATACAACTTCACCATTGGCGTTCAGACTGGTGCCAGCATGGAAACGATGTGTCTCAGCGACACCATGCTGCTCAACGTTCAGCGTCAGCTCAAACAGCTCAATGATTGAGCTAGGCGCGATTGCCTGCAGATCAGATACTGGAACCGTCACGGCTCAAATACCTCTCGGAACTTGGCGCGTATCGTATTGAAGTTGCAGGCACGCAATGTGATTTGCCAATCCTCGCAGACATACTTACCAGCAGTACCGCGAGGCGGTGTCCAGTCAAATGACTCAACAGCTCCACGAGCTTCTAGGAAGTCTGAAATCTGATCGCGCTCAGTGTCGGTGCGTTCAGAAAACGTCAGATCCCATTCTTTCGGGTCAGTGTTGAGGCCAAACCTTAGGCGTTGTTCGTATCCATCACCGAACCGCGCCACCCGAGCTCTCGGGCGGCTGCTCTCTGTTGCCTCGAATGATGGTGTCCAGGTGAACGTTGCCATGATTTGATCTTAGGACGCCAGCAAGCCGCCGGGACGCTTCTGATTCGCCAGCTCCTGGCGTACAGCGATCGCGATAGCGCGACCCAGCGCCTGGCCTTGGCCGGCATTGCCCTGCACTTGGCTGCCTGTTGCATCGACGCTGACATTGACCGTGATCGGCGCTGATGCGCCTGTGGTGCTGCCCATTGCCTCAACACCTAGGCGGCCGTTTGGCAAGCGACGCAGTGGCATGATCGCCTCAGGTCCGGCCTCGCCCATCAGACCCTGTTGGAAGGCGTCACCGTCGGCATACTTGAACAGCGTCGGATTGCGCACGATGGCGCCCATCGCGAACGGCTTGATGGTGTTCGTTGCATCGAAGATGCCGCCATTGGCGAACTGAACGCTGCCAGCTGCCGCACCGATTGACGCGGCGCCACTGGCTGATACAGCTGGTCCGGCGGCTGGTGCAGGCGACAGCGCATTCAGCACGCCCTTAATGGCGCTGATGGCTTGCTCAATGACCAGAATCTGAATCAGCTGTTTTGCGATGCTCTCCAGCACGCCTGATGCAATCTTCCTGAGGCTTGCGCCCCAATTCTCAGTGCCACTGAACAGCAGGTTCATCCCTTCGGTCATGCCACTACCGATTGCACTGGCGATGCCATCGGTCAGCTGCTTGTTGCGTTCCAATGCAGAACGCTGCACCTCTAGCGCTGCCGTTTCCGCTTCAATCTGAGCGATGATCTCAGGCTGTTTCGACAGGCGCTCATCAATCAGCGTCATGCCTTGCCGTGCCGTCTCTACCTGCAAAGCGCTCGCATTGGTTGCTGCAGCTTGAATTGCAAGCTGCTCACGCGCTGCGATCAGGCGGTCGCGTTCCTCCCTCGCCAGCTTCTGCGCGTTCAGTCGAGCTTCGGCTACTGCAGGCGACAGGCCGCGGCGCTGCAGAGCTGCCATTGCAATCATCATTTCCAGCTGCTCGCGGCCGGTGTTGCGTTGCTTGTCAAGCTCAGCGGTTTGAGCCGCCAGGGCATCTGCTGTATCACGCGCTGCGGTGACGCCTGCTGATTGGATCGCTACATCACGACGCTGCCCCAGTGCCGCGGTGATGGATGCGCTCTGACCAGCGACAGCCGAGAGGTCGGGCATCTGCAGGCCACCACCGGACGGTCTAGCCGCTCCTGGTTGAAGGTGCAGCAGTCGCATCCGACCCTGAGGGGTCATGATCTCCAGCTGATTGCCAGCGGCTGGATCGAACCCAAGATTGCGGAGCAGTGACGCGCCACCCTGCAGCGAGATCCCGGCGCCTGATGGTGCGCCGATGTCTACGCCGGCATGGAACGATCGCCCGAACATTTGACGCGGGCCGTAGGGGCTGGTGACGCCGAATGAGCTAGGTGCACGGCCATTGATGCGTAGGTATCGGTCAGCGTCTGCAGCGGTGATGGGGCGACCATCGGCCCATCGTGCATCTAGGTGTGGGCCTGTGGATTGGCCAGTGCTGCCGACACGAGCGATGATGCCAGCCGCACGACCGGCGCTGCCCTCAATGACGTTGGCGATTTGCTGCGCTGTATCTTTCTTGTAGTCTTCAATATCTTTTTCGGTTTGCTTACGGTCTTCGTCATATTGACGTTGAGCGTTAATGATGTCCTGTTGATATGTGCGACTGATGTCAATGAGACGTTGCTGAATGTCAATGATGCCAACGTCACCGCCGGCTGCTTCGATAGCACGGCGACGGGTTGCCATGAGTGCATCAGCGATCTGCTGTTCCAGCTTGAGGCGATCATCAGCAAGCTGCTGTTCAGCTTTGCTGCGTCGTTCAATCATGCGCTGCTCTAGATCGCTGAGGCGCTCTAGCAGCTGCTTGCGTGTGTCAGCAATGCGATCTTCTGCGGCCTGGCGCTTGTCGTCTTCCTTGCCGCCTGGCTTGTCTTTGTCATTAGGCGCGGGCTTGTCTTTGTCATTAGGCGCGGGCTTGTCTGGCTTTGGTTTGGCGGCGTTAATAATTACCTGTCTTGCCTGTTGGACATTCTCTAGAGTCATTGCCAACTGTCGCTGTTCTGGTGTCCATTTTGAGCGAATAGCGTATAGTCCTTGCAATTGCCTTGCGGTCTGCCCGTAGTATCTACGTGCGTTTTGCAACGCTGATCCGCCTGATAAAGCATTCTCGACTTGCGTACCAAGTTCGCCAAGTTTATTAATGAGTGGCGTGATCGCGTTCAATGCGTTAGCGGCCCAATCTTGAATCATGGCGCCAGTGCTGCTCAGCACTGGCCCAATCGCTCGCTGAAAGTCTTGCCATGCAGTCGTTAATCTTGCCCCAGCCTCTTCGCTGGAAGCTGCCATCCGTTGAGCTGTATCATCATATTTGGCAACGGCTTTTTCTGTGTACTTGATAAAGTCATCAACGGTTACCTTGCCGTCTTCAAGCATCTTATCTAGCTGTGCGGTTGTGATGCCCATTGCTGCGGCAAAATCAGCGACCGCACCTGGCAGTCTTTCGCCAAGCTGACCGCGCAGTTCTTCAGCAGTTACCTTGCCCTTGCTGAATATCTGTGTCGTAGCCAGTAGGATTCCATTAAGTTTCTCACTATCGCCGCCGAGTGCTTTGTTGATGGTTGTAAGATTGCGGAATACGGCAATCGTTTCGTCAACGGTTTTGCCATTGGCGGCCATAGCTGCGCGCAAACTTGTAAACTGTTGCACTGCGTCACTGATCGGCACATTCAATGACTTAGATACGGACTCAATCCCAGCCATTGCCCTTTGGTATTCGCCTTGGCTCTTGCTGATACCTTGCAATGCAATCTGCAGTTTGCTGAGTTGTGCGCTGAACTCTGCAATCGGGCCAGTCGCTTGCGCGATGCCAGCAACAGCCGTTAGCGCTGCACCAGCTGCGATACCTGCAGGCCCGCCTGAGAATGCGAGCGTACCAGCTGCTGCGCCCACCGCAGACTGCAAACCGCCACCTGTCGCCAATGCACCCATCGCGCCACCTAGCGCCTCGCGTCCCATCCCACGACGCGCTGACTGCTCCTGTGTCCCGTTAAGACGCTTCAACGCAGCATCAAGATCCTTGATGCGATCGGTCGCAGTCTTGTATGCCGGTGCTGCAGGGTTCACGGCTACGCGCAACGCTTCCCATGCCGTACGCTGACGCTGCAGGCTGCCGATGCTGCCATTGCTGGCGCCCTCCAGCCTCTTGATCTCAGCAAAGATGCCAGCAAGGGCGCCGCGTGGCTTCTCCACTGATCCGCTAAGTTCCTTCAGCTTGCCATCAAGCTGCTCTATCTTTGCCGATGCACTGGCGAATGTAGAGCTTGCAGGGTTGACGATATTACGCAGCTCAGACCATGCAGCACGCTGCTGCTGCAGACTGCTGATGCTGCCATTGCTCTCTGCCGTCAACTTCTCAATACGGCTGAACAGATCAGCGATTGCATTGCCCGCCTGCTTCGGTGATTGCGTCAGCTGCTTGATCTCATCATCTAGCTTGCTGATTGCATTCTTCGCCGTTTCGTACGCTGGCGCTGCAGGGTTGACGGCCAGTCTGATTGCATCCCATGCGGCACGTTGTTGGTTCAGGCTGCCGATGCTGCCATTGCTTGCCTTCTGTACCCGGTCAAGCTCCATAAACAGCTTGGCCAGTGCGCCGGTTGTGCGGTTAGCGGCATCAGCCTGCTGAGCCAGTCCAGCGCGTGCCTCTGCGCTATATCCGGCCATCGGCGCGCCGATCGCCTGACCTGTGCGGGCCACCTCGTATGCGCCAAGGCGACGGGCGCCGCCACCGATGCCCTCAGCGCTCACGGCCCCTCTGAACGCCGTCTGGCCAGCGGCTGGCAACGCCAGCACAGCCGATGGCGCAAACGCAGCTGCGGCACGCTGCCTGAAGCGTTCCTGTCGCGCTTCCTCTCGCGCTAAGCGCTCCTGATTACGACGCACAGACCCTGCAATCTGACGTTCTGCCCTCTGCTGATCTGCTGTTATTCTGCGCTGAGCAGATTCGGCCTTCACTTCAGCCGTCAACTTGCGCTGCAGATCTAGTCGGTCGCGGGCAACCTGAACCTGCGATTTCATTATGTCGGTGAAAGCACTTTGATATCCGCGTGCAGTCTCTAACAGTCGATTCTGCTCCGCTTGAATTCCTGCAATCTCACGCTCAGCGACTGCCACCGTATTAGCCGCACGGCGTGCCTCTGCACTGCCAGGTGCGGCCTCTCCAAGACGTTGCAAACCACCCTGCCGCAACTCCTCTAATGCACCCTTGCGGAATGCCGGACTGACAACAATCTTCGATGTTTCCTCCAGCATCCGCTGCACTTCATCGCTGACGCCCTTGTATCCAATCCTCAAATCATTCTGCAGTGCCTTGATCTTTGGCGCCGCTACTGAATAGATCGACGCAAAGGCAAGTGACGCAACGCCAGCTGCTGCTGCTGCTTCAGGCCCGATTGATTGGATCGCATGAGTAACAGCCTGGAACGGTGCCGACAGATCAGCAAGCTGCGCCTGAGTTGATGCGATCTTGCCCGCGAAATCAGCAATCGCATCAGCTGATTGCATAATTGGCCCTGACATCTTCTCGCCAACCATCGGCGTCATCCGCACGAAGTTGGCCAGCGCATCAACGCCAGCCTGCACCTGGCTCATCCCTGATGCCAAGCCGCCGAGCGCCGCGCCTGCACCTGCTGCAGCGCCACCGGCAAGGCCAGCAGTCGCCAGTCCCTCGCCAGCCAGTACGACACGCCCTGGCATCGACTGCGCAAGCTGTCGCCTCAGCTGCAGTAGGTTGCGCGCACCAGATGTAGCGGCGCTGCCGATCCCTCCAGGGATGTTCAGACCCTTACTGAGGTCCAGTGATGCGGCCTTCGCCTTGAGATCATCAATCTGACGGCCGATGTTCTGATACTCTGTGCTCCCTTTGCGTAGGTTGCTCTGCAGGTTCTGCAGTTCCTTCACTTGCGCCTGAATCGCCTTTGAGCCGTTGTTGATCGACTTGCCCGCCGCATCCTGCCCTGCAGCCATTTCACGTGCAGCGCCGGCTGATCCCTTTGCCGTTGCACTCAGCCTTTCAATGTCTGCGGTCAGTTGGTTGTAGACGTCTCCATTGATCTCGGCTTGGCTGCGCAGTGTCTTCAGCGCTTCCGCCTGCTGTGACAGTGACCTTTCAGTTTGCTTGCTAGCAGCTCCAACCTGCAGCACCTCATCGCGCAGCTGCGACAATGCCGCATCAGTTGGCTGCAGGCTGCTTTGCAGATCTTTGATCTGTCGCGCACTCTTTGCCACAGATCCGGTCAGACCATCCAATGCGCCCGCGGCATTGCTGCGCAGTTGCGACACGGCGCCACTGAGCTGAGCCGACTCCTGTTGAACGTTCTGCAGTGCATCAGCGCTGTTGCGTGATGCGCCAGCAAGATCCTGCAGCGCTGCCGCCTGCCCTTTGATGCCGCCAACAACCTTGCCGCTGCCCTGCGCCAGGCGCTCGGCATCAGCCGTCAAGCCCTGCACAACGACAGCCTGGCCCTTGACTGCTGCTGCCGTCTTGGCCGTCTCCTGCCCGACTTGACGTTGCGCAGCGGTCAACACCTGCAGCGCTGTCGTCTGCGCTCTCACGCCGCCAGATGCTCGCGTCGTCTCCTGCGTCAATCGAGCCGATTCCGTGCTCAGCTGCTGCAGGCTTGCCTTGCTATCACGCGACGCTGCACCGGTCGCCGTCAGATTATCAGTGAGCGCCTTGAACTCATTCAGGCCTTGAACCTTGGCGACCACGCGCAATGCTGTCTCAAGATTGAAGGCCATCTGGCTCAGTCCTTCTGCCGTGCTCTGTACTCTAAGACAGCCGCTTCCATCGTCTGCAGGTCTTCCAACAGTTCGCGTTGATCCTTGACCTCGTATAGCTCAAACAGCCAACGCAGAACCGTGTAGTCAAGGCCGATGGCGCCGGCCATGCTCACGCGCCATTGCGTACTAATCCGTGTCCACATTGTGATGGCTTCCCAGTTCTCAGGGAACACCTCAAAGTGATCAGGTTTTTCGTCATCCTCAAAAACAACACCCAGGACGGCTGCGTCATCCTGAGTGTCGTCAATTACGCTGCCACCTGCCCAATGCTCGGCGGCATCAATCAGTTTTTTCGCTTCGCCTTGCTCAGACTGTCAAGCCATGCGCCAACGATCGCAGCAGCAACAAGCGGCACCTTCAACAGGTTTGCTCGCGCCTTCTCGCTGTAGGGAATCTCAGCGTTTTTGTCATCGGTGATGCCGGACCATCCAACAAGGATCTCGTTGCACAGTCCGTCATCATCCAACTCATCGGCCTTGATTAGATCCCACACCTCACGAATTCGATCTTGCGGCAGACGCTTAAACTGTGCGTCAAACGTCTGCCGATCAAATCGACCGCCATCAACTGGGAACTCAACCACAACCGGCCAGCTGTAGCTTTGCGATTGCGTGATGACGAATGCCATAGGAATCAGGTAAAGGCGAGGCTGAACTCATCATTGCCGGCAGTGGTCGGAAGCGCAACGTAAGGAATGTTGAGCATCTGAACGCCGTCCGACTCAGAATAGGTCGGCTGGCCCACGTCCGACTGAGGCGATGTGAACGTAACACGGTTGCCGGCTGTCGTGCCATGCAGGAACGACAGGCTGCCGGTTGATGTGCCAAGCGCATCGGTAAAGAAGTTCTTGGCGGCCATCGTCGGGGCCTCGATCACGCACGTGCCAGCAGGGCGGCGATCGGTGATCAGCACCTGCTTGGTGCAGCCGATCAGCTCGCGATAGACCACCTCATTAGCGAGGTTCATGTCAACCGACATCAGGCACCCGCTGTAGCCCATGAAGCTGAACGCGCTGGTGTTGCCATCGCGGAAGATCAGAGGCGTTGCCTGGTTCGCGTAGGTGACCGATGGCTGCGCTGTATCGGTCGGAGTGTTGAAGATGCCGGTCATCTCGAACTGCAGCGTCGGGATCTGACCCAGCTGGCAGTTCATGGTGAATGTGCCACGAGCGCCGGTCAGCAGATGCTGCACGCCGTCGATGTTGTAGGCGATTGTGCAGCTGCTAAAGCTGGCGCTGACCGGTGCGTAGGTAACGCTTGTGCTGGCAACGATAGTGGCCGACATGCCACAGGCCTTCAGCAGCGCGTCATAGCGCGGCGCAGTGCCGGCGGTGCCAGAGCCTGCCAGTTCAACCTCACAGGTGACGCGTGCACGAGGATTGGCCAGCAGCTGATCACTGTTGCCCAGGTAAGGGCGGATCAGATCACGGCTGACCACATCGCTCTCAAGCGGTGTGATCTCCAGATTGCGCACCAATACAGCATCGCTGCCCGTGGGGCTGGCGCTGGTGCCGTAGGTCGTCTCAGTCTTCGCCAGGATCAGGCTCTTGCGTCTCAGGAGCGGCATTGCTCAATTCCTCGATTGTGGTGAGGGGTTGGGCCGGCTCTGTCCGCTCAATGAGCTTCCGGCTGCCGGTTCTCGGATCCAGCAGATAGGTTCCGCCGTGCCCGTGGTATGCGTCCATCATCTTAGCCATAACTCAGGAAGTGAGATTTGCCAGCTGGGTGCGATACATCACACGATAGTCGCATGCGATCTCGCCAGCGGGGCCGTCAGCCTCAACGAAGTTGAAGCGTGTCGGTAGTGGCAAGATGTCGATAGCACGCCCGCCGATGGTTGGATCAGCCATAAGCCTACTGTGCATGTCTTCAATGATTGGATCAGCAAGCTGATCAGGCGTGTTGCCGCGGACAATGATTGTGAACCGAACTCTTAGCGTCCAGTCAATCGTTGCTAGGTGTGTTTGCAACGCGGGCTCATCAATGACCGGCTCGATGACGATGGCGGGGCTTTCCTGTCGAGCGATCGGCTCAACGCGACTGCGGTAGATCCTGGTGCCCACGCCAACGGTGCCGGTGAGGCTGCTGCGCAATGCAGCGAGGATGGTCTCTCGTTTGGTGGTCATTGCGGTTGCAGCTGATCAAGCATCAGGAGTCGATGCTGTCGATGTAGCCTGGCTGATTCTTGAGCCAGGCGTAACCGATCGCGAGCGGATTCATGCCGGCCTGCAACTCGCTGGATGGCGCGTACACGGTGCGACTCAGCAACGGCTCAGCGCCAGCGCGGGCGGCCTGTTCTGAGGCGTAGTGCAGAACTTGCATGGTGATGCTGTCCTTGTCAGCGCGCAATAGGCTGATGCGCGCATAGGCATTCGGCGCAGGGATGCCGTAGGGAGTGGTGGCGAGGTCGACGATCAGGGCCATGGTCAGAAGGTCATCTCAGTCGTGTTGATCTTGCACACCCACCTGATGGTTGTGGATGCGGCGCCGGTTACTTCAACCTTGATGCCGCCGTTGGTGGTGTCGGCGGTGACGTTGACGACCCAGGCTGCTGCACCGGCGTCGTTGTGGGTCATCGTGACGGTAGGCGTGCCAACCATCGCAGTCGTGCCGGCTCTGGCGCCGCGCTTGATGGCGCCGTTGATGGTCCAACGGGCGGTGTTGCCGGCGCCGGTGATACCTGCGATCACTTCACCGGAGAAGCTATACGCGGCGTTGTTGGGCAGGGTGACTTGATTGGTGGTATCGGGAACAAGATGGGCGCTAGTAAGAACTGTGGCGGTGGCGTCGGTGGTTTGACGACCTAGGAGCAGGAGGGCGGATTGGGTAACGCCGCCTACGTCCGCAATCGGCGCATTGCAAGCGGGAAAAACGTGGTAACCAATGATTGCCCTAGCTACTCCACGCCTGCCGCCCATGATAGCGCTATAATTACTGTTGGTAGTATTTGAGTAACCATTGCCAATAAAGGAATACTGGCCGCCAGCGTTATTGTTGTATCCGCCACATATAACAGCATTTTGACCGGCAGCTATACAAAACAATCCACTACCAACAAATGAATACGACCCAGACGCCGAGTTTAAGTTACCTCCGCAGGTAACTGAATAAGTGCCTGCTGCCGTGCTATTGCCTCCTCCACAGAGCACTGAATAATCGCCACTTGCTACTTGTGCTGGGCCGGATCGTGACTTCAGCCAATCCGTCGCATACGTTCCCCGCTTATTCCCTCCAGCCGCCGTTCCATCCGGCACCTGCGCCAGCGTTGCGCCCGACCCCTTCGCCACCAGCGCCACAT